TACGCCAAGTTCTTCAGCAACTTGATGCACTATGGTGGTCTTACCACCACCGGGGCTACCCTCTATACACAACGTACGTTGTATGGGGAATAAGGATTTGATGGTGTCTTTAAGTAATGAGGCTCGCATATTAGTGTTGTCCTTTGTAAAGTTTATGGTCAATGCCGTAAGTAACGAAGTACCGATTGATTTCTTGCGTCAACTTACTTCTGTATGTCCTAGCTGACTGCTTGTCAGCAAAGTACATTGGTTGCTTGTGCTCATTTTGCACAATGATTCCACGGCTATCACGTAAAGCGAATAGGCGTTTCATGTTTACTCCTTTGGTGGAAAGTTAATAAAAATACATTCGTTTAGGTGGCGTACACCCTTAGCATCTATGTAGTATTCGCCACACCCTGCCATCCATTCGATGACTATGACTGCCATAAAGACACAGAAAGCAAGCATCAATAAGGCAGAAAGCACCCAGTCAAATAGCTTTTTCATGACATCAAGTAGGCGACTAAGCCACCCATGATTAGTCCGTAAAGCATCCACAAGATGTATCGTGTTGGTCGTTTCATGTTGTCCTCTTTGGGTTAAGTTGTTTAAGGTGGTTGATGTCAGTGATAAGCTCATACCCCTGCTTGTTATTGCAGGCTACTGTAAACTTACGTTTCTTTGCTACTGCCTCACCACACCGCAGGCACGTTGGTCTTACCATGTTACGGCGTTGAGGCTCTACCCTTACGGCATAGCAGTTAGTACAGATGGGCAAGTGATAATCTTCCATTAATACCTCCTAGGTTTACACCAGTTGATACGGACATAGCTAAGGTAGTCAGACCCTACCCTGCAATACTCGATGGAGTGCGGTACGAATATAGGCAGGTTAAAGATAAGGCGGTATAGCCATGAATCTACTTTGACAATCATGATTCCTCCATTGGTTCGGTTGAAAGTACACGCTCTTGGGCAATCCCCTGATAGCCATTGTTGGCTAATCTCTGCATCCATCGTGTTGATAGCTTGATGGTGGTATCAGATGGTCTAGCTTGGCTACTGTGTCTAAGGGTAGAGGAACTAAACCTATCCTCATTCTCAAACCACATGCCATTGGTGTGTATGTATAACGGGAAGTGTTCCCCATAACTATACACAGTGTAGACCTCATGGTCTGCATCCATCAGCGTATAGATACCAAACAGGTTGTTACCCCTGAATGGTTTCTGCTCTACAACGTAAGGTTTGCACTTGCTATTGGCTACACGAGGTAGCCCATTTAGTTGTGGGCTACTCATGTTATAACCCCATCGAGGATAGGACACGATTGTTGATGTAAGCTAACGCCAATGCCCTGCTAGGGAACACTAGCATGTCTGCTTCATGCTTAAACTTTACAACGTAACCACTAGGTGTTTTACGGATAGTCCACTTCATATAATCTCCTATGAACATGTTGATAGAAAAAAGAAAAGGCAGAGGGGTTACCTCTGCCATGTGGGTTAGAACAACTTCTGCTTAGGTGCATTAGTTGTAGTGCCTTCCTGCAATACTTCCATACCTTCAAGTGTTTCACACTTGATGTACAGTGCACCTCCTGCTTGTGGTGGGGCTACTACCTTGAAGGTGTTGTTCTTTACGTTACCCTTAACGCTCTGTACCTCAAAGGATGAGAATGTACCATTCTCGTTAACCTTCTTGGCTACCACAGTAATGGTGAATGTTACTGGCTTGATGGACTTCTTCACAGTTGCTTGCATTGTATTACTCCTGAAGTTAGTTAATTTACATTACATACATTGTCTTACTGCCGTTTGGCAGGGACTCGACCAGATTGCCAGACCCAGCGAAAAACGCAAACACAGGCTGGGCAAGGCTTTGCGGGTTAGCGAGCACTCACTTCGAGGGGTCGGCTGAGTTAGGTAATTATACAAGGTCAGCCTATAATCTAACACCGCGAGTAACACATCCAAAGAAGTTAGTCAAATACAAAACTTAGATTGTTAGGAATTCCTAAAAGAATCAACAACTTACGGCGGAATAATCTAAATGATATAAATAATCTTGTAAGGTTAGGGTAACAACATTCACCCGCCCTCCTTAACTTTACAGTCTTAGCCCTAGATGAAAGGGTGTGTGCCTATATTTTATAGATTATTTAGATTATTTAGATTAACTCTACTATCACATGGCTAAGACCCGCATAAACATTGGGTTCTAGGGCGTAAAGTTTAACCTTACAACAATCTATATGGGCCATACAACTTAGATTGTTTATAGATTACATGCGATATAGCCCTGAATTACGATGCCTGCACCCCCCGGCGTATGGTTTTATATACTATAGATAAAGAATGTAAAGTTTTGGACGTAAAAAAACCCGCCTTTCGACGGGTTGGGTGGTTAGAACATCGCCATTGTTAGCCAGAGCAGTACGTAAAGTACTGGTGCAATGATGATTGCTGCTACTTCTGGGTGGTTTTCGCAGAACTTTTCCATTTTAAATCTCCTGTAAGGTTAGGGAGGGAGCCTTTCGGCTCCGCTCCTTTGGTTTACTTCATCGTTATCCGTACATTCTGCATCGGGATTCCGTCGTCAATTAACTCTTGCTGGAACTGTACAGCGTATCTATCACGCTTGAACCAGCGAAAGTAGATTGAATCTCCGTCTATCCACTTGACACAGAACCTATACGACTCTTGTTTACGTACCTTCATTGGATTTCTCCTCATGGTTTAAAAAAGAACCCGACTGCTGTCACCAGTCGGGGGTTGGGTTACGAGAACAACTTACGCTTTACGGCTTGTACCTGAGTGGCACCGTCTTGAATTACCAATCCTTCAAGACTATCTGCTTTCAGGTAGACTGCTCCGCCTGCCATTGGGGGAACCGAAGTCTTAAACTCGTTTCCCTTTATGGGTTGTTTTACAACCTTTGCCGTAATCCCTGAGAGAGTGCCATTCTCATTGATACGGGTTGCTGTAATTTCAACCGTTACAGTAACGGGGGCAATCGACCGCTTAGCGGTAGGAGCATGTGTGCTCATTTGATTCTCCTAAGTTGTTAAAGAAATCAGGTTTTCGCCTGAATCGTTTGCATTTGCATACGACAATTTCAGATTGCCAGACTTTACAAAATTGTCAAATACGCCTGTTTACAAGGCTTGTGGCTTGATGCTTTTTAGTTTTGGTTTTTGTTTTGGCTTGCTTTGTGGCTGGCTGGCAGGGGGGTACATGGATTGCGTTTTTGCACCCCCGCCCTATATAGGTAATCCGCTTAAAGCAAGACCCAAAAAAAGGAACGTGTAAAGTTTCGCCGATATAATAGTTTCATTACCGTGCCACGAAATTGTGTTATCAATTACACATTATGGAACTGATAATACGCCGCGTTAATACCAACGACACCCAAGTAGTGACGACGCTCACGTATCTTCAGAAAAAGTGTCTGCCCCAAGACCAAGCGTGTGATGTGACCAAAGGCTGGTGGTGGATTGTGTACGCAGATAAAATACCAATTGGTTTTGCTGGACTGGTTCGGTCGCAGACATGGTACGACTGTGGATACCTGTGCCGTGCAGGAGTGTTATCTGCGTATCGAGGTCTTGGTCTACAGAAAAAACTAATTGCAGTCAGGGTTAAAAAAGCAAGACAAGTCAATTACAAATGGTTAATATCAGACACAAGAGATAACCACCCATCGGCAAACAATCTTGCAGCGTTGGGTTTTAAAATGTTTGACCCTACTAAACCGTGGGGGTATAACAACTCGTTGTATTGGAGAAAGTGTTTAGATGCCACACAAAGACCCCGAGATAAGGAAGCAAAAACAAAAGTTATACTCGAAAAAATATTACGAGAAAAACAAAAAAGAAATAATTAAAAGCATTGGTGCACATAAGAAGAAGGTTGCCAAACGCTTTGCGGAATATAAAACAACACTACACTGCACACGGTGTGGGCAGAACCATCCGGCAACACTAGACTTTCATCACGTAGAAAAAAACAAAGACAACGTACACCTACACCAGTTGGTGCGCGGCGGACATTTCTGGGAGCGCATCATGCGAGAAGTGAATAAATGCGTAGTGCTATGCGCCAACTGCCACCGGATACACCACTACGACGAGAAGCAAGAAAAGAAAGCTATGCGGCGGCAAAAGAAAAAGAAGATGAAAAAGAAAATGAACGTGTAAAGTTAACTCACCAAACATAAACTTGTTGACACCTAAGTAAATTGCTATGTTATATTCCGGCTATGGATACCCTACCACTACACCACACTAAATGGTCAGATAGGCTGGCGTTCGACATTGCCCTCACACTAGAGGGGAGTGGCGAGACTTTGCAAGAAGTCATGACACGCCACAACATCACGGCTAATGAGATTCTTATCTTTAATAGCGACCCCGTATTCCTTAAGAAGGTGGAGCACTACCGAGAGGAAGTTCGGGAAAAGGGAATTACATTCCGACTAAAGGCCCGCGCACAGGCGGAAGAACTCCTGACAACTTCTTGGATGTTGATTCACGACCCAGCCGTATCCCCCGCAGTCAAGGCTGACCTAATTAAATCGACAGTGAAGTGGGGCGGGCTTGAGCCAAAAACCACTGAGGTCGATAACAATGCTAATGGTGGCGTACGTATCACCATTAATTTAGGTGGGCAGCAGCACGAAGCCCAAGTCATTGAAGCACAAACAGTCGAGGTTATGGATGCTCCTGCCATTGCACTTAGAGAGTAGGTTTACTACTTCCTATAATGGGTTTCGTTCGGCGGTGTTAAATAGTTCTGTGGAGTATCATAACTTTACAACTATGTTAAAAGACGCAGGTGTGTCCTTCCGGACAAAGATTACGAAGCACAAAAAACGTGGCCGGGAATTTGTGGTCATGCTAGTACAGGAGATTTAATGTCACTGAACATCAACTACACGCCGCCTCCTACCGGGGCAAAATTCATGGAGTCTGACGCTAAGATGCGTGTGCTTATGGGGCCGGTAGGTTCGGGTAAGTCAGTAACTTCTTCGTTTGAAATTGTCCGTAGGGCCAGTACTCAAGTGCCAAATGCCCAAGGCGTGCGGCGTACGCGGGCGGCTATTGTGCGTGAAACCGCACGGCAGCTACAAGATACAACCATCAAGACGTTCCTAGATTGGTTCCCGCCCGGACAGTGCGGGGAGTACATGCGTACAACCAAAACTTACTTCTTTAAAGTGGGGGATGTCGAGTGTGAGATTATGTTCCGTGCCTTGGATGATGCAGATGACGTAGCCAACTTGAACTCTTTGGAGTTGACATTTGCTTGGTTTAACGAGTGCCGAGACATTCACCCAGACATTATTGATGCGATGTCCAAGCGTATTGGGCGTTTCCCGTCGGCTAAAGACGGTGGCCCGACGTGGCATGGGATGTGGGGGGATACCAACCCACCGACTATGGATACGTGGTGGTACTACCAGATGGAGGGGCTTGACCCCAAAGATGGCGTGTCAGCTAACGACAACGGCTGGGATGTGTTCAAGCAACCCTCAGGTAGAAGCCCACAGGCTGAGAACATTGAGAATCTCCCCGAGGGATATTATGATACCCAAGGTCGTTCGGAAGAATACATCCGTGTATATATTGACGGGGACTACGGGTTGTCGTCTGCCGGTATGCCTGTCTACAAATACTTCAGGCCTGACTATCACATGGCTAAGCAACGGCTTCGGTTTATATCCAACGGCGTACGCCCCATTGTTATTGGTATGGACTTAGGGTTAACCCCAGCCGCAGTCATTGGGCAGCAAGACCCACGTGGTCGGGCACTGATACTTGGCGAGTGTGTATCGTTTGACATGGGCATCCAGCGTTTCGTGCGTACTATGCTCAAGCCGATGATTTACGAAAAGTTTGGTGGTGCACCCATCTTAGTGGTCGTTGACCCTGCGGGTGTGCAGCGGGCGCAGACTGACGAGCGCAGTGCAGTAGACATCATCAAAGCCGAGGGGCTTAAAGTTATTCCCGCTAAGACTAACAATGTGTCGGCACGGCTTAATGCCGTGGACGACTACCTCATGCGGCAAGTAGATGGTGACCCAGCTTTCTTAGTTGACCCGACATGTACGCAGCTAAAGGCTGCCATGATGGGGGGCTACCGCTATAAACCCAAAGGTGATGGGGATATTGATAAGAACAAACATTCACACGTTGCTGAAGCCCTACAGTACTTAATGCTCCATATCGCCAGTGTTGGCGAGGGGCATGGACTAGCCCAGCGTAGAGAGATTCGCCCTGTTGCAAGTTTAGGTTGGACTTGATATGATGGCTTTGCAGCAGTTGTCTCCGGCGTCTCCTTCACGCCATTCACCCCGGGGGTCACGTCCCCGGGGATTTTTTTACTTGCACAAAAACTTTGACAGCCTGTATACTTCTTGCTATGTGCATACTACAATATCTAGTAGTTTGATAATCGGGGGCTAGGTATGGCAAAGATTAAAGTTAGCAAGACTTCGCAAATCTTCTCGGATAATCCCAAGATGGGAACCCCCTACGTCAGAGGGTATAGAAACGGCGGCGACATTGAAGAATACTTCAGTGGGCGCGGGCTAAAAGAAATTCTCAAAGAACAAAGAACACCTGAAGCAGGTGCTATTAAAGTTGAGATAGAGCGAGGGCCGTATCGTCCAGACCCAAAAGATAGACGCACACTAAAAGAAATAGCACAGCGTTCAACACTGGGTGACCCAGAAGATAGAGAACGGGCTAAGGAATATAAAGACCGATATACAAAAATGCAATCGAAAGACGACTAAATGGCAGGCCTAACTTTCCTTCGTGTAGTCTCCAACGCTGAACTCGACAAGCAAGACGAGGAAGCAGCGGCGCAGGCTTTACAGGAACGCCAGAACCAACCAATGGTGTTGGGTCTATCTGAGCACGTCCGTATGTGTTGGGATGTAGCGAAGATTGCTAAGAAGCCTATTGAAGATGAGATGCTGCGTGCACTACGTCAGCGTAATGGACAGTATGAACCTGACAAGCTAAATCAAATTAAGCAGCAGGGTGGTTCAGAAATTTATATGATGATTACTGAAGTCAAGTGCCGCGCAGCGGAGTCTTGGCTACGGGACATCTTGCTTGATAGCGGTACACCCCCGTGGGATATTGTTCCTACGCCGATTCCTGATTTGTCTCCGCTTGACCGCCGAGAAATCCAAGACATCTTTGCCAGCGAAGTGCTGACAATGTTGCAGGAAAATCAGAAAGCTCCTAGTAAAGAGGAGATGGCACAGATTAAAGAGATGGTCTCCCAAGACTATCGCTTCAAAGTTTTGCAAGACGCACAAAACCGTGCTGACAAAATGAAGTTGAAGATTGAAGACCAGTTCGCTCAAGGCGGCTGGGCTGATTCATTCAACGACTTTATTACTGACCTTGTAACTTTCCCTTGTGCATTTATCAAGGGGCCGATTGTACGTCGTCAACGTACTCTTGGCTGGAAGACTGTTATGGGTAAGACTGTTGTCGAACCAACTGAACGCCTTGCTCCTGAGTTTGAGCGGGTTGACCCGTTCCGTATTTACCCTGAGCCGGGTATTACTCGTATTGAAGAAGGCTACTTGTTCGAGCATCACCCACTTTCTCGTTCAGACCTGTCAGACCTTATTGGTGTGCCGGGCTATGACGAGGATGCTATCCGTCGTATCTTGGATGAAGGCTCTGGCCCATCTTGGATTAATGAAGACGTGGAACTCATCAAGAACGAGGAAGAGCGCAAGTTCTACTCGTATATGCGTCCGACCGATGTGTTCGATGCACTTGAGTTCTGGGGTAAGGTCTCCGGCAAGATGCTTCGTGAGTGGGGTCTGTCTGAGGAAGAAATTCCTGATGAAGCTCAAGAGTACGATGCTAACGTCTGGATGATTGGTAACTACGTCATCAAGGCTGTATTGAACTATGACCCATTGGGTCAGAAGCCTTATTGCAAGACTTCGTTTATCAAGTGCCCCGGTGCGTTCTGGGGTAAGGGTATTCCTGAAATCATTGAAGACATTCAGAACGTCTGTAATGCAGCGGCTCGTGCTCTTGTAAACAACATGGGTATTGCTTCTGGCCCACAGGTCGAAGTAAACCTAGAACGTATTCCTCCAAACGAAGACATCACACAGATGTCACCTTGGAAGATTTGGCAAGTAACAAATGACCCAATGGGGTCAAGTGCACCTGCCGTACGTTTCACACAGCCTGAAGATAACGCTAGTACGTTAGTGGCTGTGTATGATAAGTTTGCTCGGTTGGCAGATGACCACTCTGGTATTCCTGCCTACTTGTATGGCAACACCGATGTGCAAGGCGCAGGCCGCACGTCGTCTGGTTTATCTATGCTGATGGGTGCTGCTGGTAAAGGCATCCGTCAAGTGGTTGGTCACATCGACGGTGATGTGATTAAACCCATTGTCCAACGTCAGTTCGTGTACAACATGCGCTATGACGAGGATGAATCTATTAAAGGTGACGTTCAAGTCGTTGCCCGTGGCGCAGTTAACTTGGCTGTCAAAGAGACTGTCAACGTGCGCCGTATCGAATTCCTCAACGCAACCGCCAATGAAATCGACATGTCGATTATGGGTCGGGATGGCCGCGCCGCGATTCTTCGTGAAGTGGCTAAAGGGTTGCAAATGCCTGTGGACGAACTTATTCCATCTCGGGACAAACTCGCTTATAACGGTCGCGTAGCTGCGGCTGCGGAGCAAGCGCAAGCACAGGCTGCCCAACAGCAGCCTGCCGCTGCGGCACTCTTGCCCAACGGCGCACCCAAAGGTGGAATGGAAGCGAACACAGTCATGAATCGTAGTGGAGGTCAGCCGTGATACGTCCTGACCCATCAGTTGTAAAAGCTCTTTCTGTCGTTGTGCGTCAGCACCCAGAGATTCTGGAGTGGTTGAAAGCAT